CAACGCCGAACCTTATTCCTACCGGGACAATGGACCACCAGATAGGTGGAATTCTTAGCATCGTCCTACTTCTCTCACGGACCTCTTGGGGACTAAGCGGCTACGTACCTTACTGGTCTCGCAGGTTTAGTTCTCCTTTCCTTTTCTTGTAACCATCATATAGTCTATTGGATGTTGGATTGCAAGATGGGAACTCAAATTTCTTTCATGAAGGGAACTCGCCAGTGCCTGGGCTGTAGTCCGGGGGAGTCCGATCAGGCTAGATGGCCTCAGGGAGGCCCGTAGGAGCCTCACTGGTGAGACTTTCCAGGGTCCCGGCTACCACCCTAGCTGGAAGGGGGTGGCTCTCGCCCACGGCCTTCATACGCCAGCCTGGAGGCATGACATCCTGGAGTTGAAACCTCGTCGAGGACATCTATTGGTTGGTCTCATTGATATCATTAGGATTTTTCCTCCAGGTCAAAAATACATCTAACGGCTACTTGAAAAGACCGTATGCAGTCACCATATCTAGTTCATACAGAGACACTACATAGAAAGGTTACCAAATGTTCCCGGTTCTGATCGTTCTTGTCGCCGTCGCCTTTGCAGGCTACAATGTCCTCATGGATGGCGCTGCCTAAGCCCTTCACCCCTTTCAAGGAACCCTACTAATGAACCACATTGCAAAGCTCACTAAAGACCGGAACGACCTTCGTGATAAGCTGGCCGCCATCCGGGAAGAACTGGCAACCCTGGAAAGCTACTATACCAGCAGCAAGTTCTCTTGGCCAGACAATGACTACGCTCATGTCCGGACCGATCTTCTCCCCCGACTGTCCACTTTGAAGTCCTTAGCAATCGAGGACTAATCCCCAGGCCCTTGTGCAGTGCACAAGGGCTTTTCATTTAGACTAGAAAATAAAGGTAGCCTTTACCTCTTGCAAAGACCGTATCTAATCACTACATCTAGAGCATAGGAGAAACGATATGAACCGGATCGAAATAAAATCGTGGCGTAAAGACCCCACCATTGTCAAGCTGGTCAAAGCCACTTTTCCCAACTATAACAAGCGGGCAGTCTACATCACGACCTCTGAAACTGTTACACTTTATGACCTCAACTGGTCTGGTGGAACTCGGAGCGAGTACAAGGTTAGCACCTTGGACGGCGAGCCTAGAGGCAACTCGGACAAATACAACGCAATCGCGCCATGGGAAAACCCCGCGGAAGGCAAGGAACTTCCCATCCCACCCGGCTTTGTAGTGGTCGAAGGTGGTTACTTCTGCGGTAAGGAACGTGCATTGACCATCCACGTCAACCCGGCCGATATGCCCAAATACTTGACGTGAACTCCAGCCCTTGGCACTAGCCAAGGGCTTTTTTTCATTAGACTAGAAGAGAAATTTGAATTTCCATCTTGCGGTTAGATATAAAGTCACTATATCAGTTCTGTACAAGGAGACACGTTATGGACAAGCTCTTAAACAACTCAGTTGACCTCGAAAGCCTTTTCGACCTCAGCTTCGACACTTCCACTACCGATACGACTACTACGATTGATTTGACGTGGAAGACCCTGAAATGCCACAAGTGCAATGGCACTGGCAACTTCATCGGCTACACTGGTCGAATTGTTGGCCCCTGCTTCACTTGTAACGGCAAGGGTATCAAAAAGGAAAAGCCCGCTCCGGTCGCTGGCAACACTGTGGACGTAAGCAAGATTGTCACAGCGCTCAACACGGCCTTTTCCAACGGCAAAAAACGGCCTAAGCTCTCCCTCGGAGCGTTCACGTTCTCCAGGGCACCTGACACCGGCAAAAACCCCGGAGCGATCTACGTGAAGAAAGGTATGAAGTATCTGGGAAAGGTTACGGAGGGTGAGTTCCATCCTGTTCGAGATTGTGATGACGACACCACTAAGGCCGTCATCGAGGTTGCCTCTAAGCCGATGGAAGCGGCTATCGCCTTCGGACGGACCACCGGCAACTGTGCTTGTTGTGGCAAGGAGTTAACAAACCCTGAGTCCATCAAGCGTAAGATCGGTCCGATTTGTGCCGAGAAGTTTGGCTTCATCTTCTAAAGACCTTGGCCCCTGGAACTCCCCCAGGGGCTTTTTATTTGACCGTAGAAAATAAAATAGCTAAAGCCTCTTGTAAGACTACTAGCAATGACCATATTCAAGAGACCAGAAACGATACACAGCGAGTTGACTACAATGTTAGGACTTCTTATAACCGTATCCCTTCTCTGCTTGATTTCAACATCTGCGATCGAGGCATAAGGTCACAGGAAAAGGAAACATACATGAAAACGTACAGTGTCAGATCCCTTGATGAACTCGCCGAAGTGTTCGAAATGTTCGCAAAGAACGTTGAGAACTCCCCTCTACAAACCACGAAACGCACAAAGGAACTCGTGGCGATGGAAGCAGCGACATGGCGAAATGCTGCAGAGGTCATAAGGGATACCATCCTCGAAACAAACCCCTTACCGATCATAGAACTCAACGAAGGCAGCAAGAAATCTCTTGCCCGTGCCCTGAAAGGAAACCCATAAAATGGACCCCCAGGCTTGTTTGAACGACCTCTTGACCGCAGTCCACGACGGGGATTGCGATCTCGCCAGCGACCTTCTCGACGGTTTGCTGAGTTGGTTTGCCAAGGATGGCTTCATGCCTAGTGTTGCCGTAGCACTCGACAAGGTACAGGATCGGATTAACGAAAGGAGATGCGTGTGACATACCCTGTTATACCTTGGGAAGAGGCCCTAGCCTTGCTGAAGTCGATTCAGGATGCTCTAGGAACTGACGAGACTGGGGAAAACCTAGTTGCCGTCGCCAGTGACGCCCATAGGGCAGAGCAAGAGCTAGCTGCCTTGAGAAGTAGAACACGGTCCGATCCTAATAAATTACAGAAAGGACTAAAAAACTCAAACTTCCCTCTTGCAAAAACCAGCTAGATAGACTACATTACAAACACAGGACGGAGACATAGGAAGGTGACGCAGTTTATACCCAAACGTGAACCTACCGATACTGCGGTAGTCCCATAGACGATTGGGTATAGCCAGCGACACCGCTGATCACAACGAGCCAATATGTAGCTCAAAACGATAGGAGTAACACATGGACAATATTGATATGACCAATAATCGGGCTAATATGGCCTTTTTGGGGGACCGGAATAACATCTGGCACCGCATGGGCGAAGAGATGAAAGAGGGTATGACCACTAAGGAGTGGGCAAAGTCCTCCGGTTTGACCTGGACCGCCGAAAAGGTTCCTGCTTTCGCCCAGCTTGACGATCGGTTCCCTAATGCGGGACTGGTTAAGGCAGATGGCCGGTATTTCCTCTGTCGGAATGACAATGGTTATATCTTGTCACCTACCACGGTATCGAATGTCTATCAGGCCGTTCAGCCTGCGGACCTTCTCGCTTGGTTCGATCGGTACGTCTCAGTTGACAGTCGTTTCAAGCTTGACGTTTGTGGTAGCCTGAAAAAGGGCGAGATCATCTGGGCCACGGCAGTTTATCAGGAACCGGTGGAAGTAGCTGGAGATAAGCATGTCATGCGGCTTCTTATGACTACCACGTTTGACGGTAGTGGTGCTACGATCAATAAGGGCTGTACAGAACGAGTGGTCTGCAATAATACTCTGGACGTGGCTCTTGGTGAAAAGCATACCCCCGTCATTCGGACTCGGCATAATACCAAGTTCGATCCGGCAAAGGTTGCCAAGGAATTGGCAGCTGTTGCACAGGGCTTCACCTACTATAAGAAAATGGGCGATGCTCTAGCTCAGAACGAAATGGCTAAGGAAGAGGTTTCCAGGTTCTTCAAAAGTCTCTTGGACATTCCTTTTGAAGCCAAACCCGATGATGTATCTACACGTAAGCTCAATCAGTTCGAAGCTTTGAGTGATGCTTACCGAACTAGCCGGGAGGAAGGTGCCACAGGTGCATGGGCTTCACTTCAGGCGGTGACCCGGTACTGCGATCATGATCGATCGGTCAAGGCGGTTGGTAGTGATGCTACTGAGTCTAGGTTTCTTAGTAGCCAATTCGGTTCGGGCCACCTACTAAAAGCAAAGGCGGTTGGCCTTCTCATGCCAAGGATAAAGGATAAGATCCTGGCCTGATCCCAGAAATGAAAAACTGCCCCGGCACGTATGCCGAGGCATCTACACTAGGGAGGCGTTCACATGACTTGGCTTGTAGTAGGCTATTTTCCATCAGGTTTTAAGACAGTATGCCCTATAGAGTTCGATACCAAGGCAGAGCAAGCCCGTGATGTTTCAGAACAGTTAGAAGCACCAAGCTGTCGATTTGTAGTCGAAGAAAAGAAGGAACAATCACGTCATTAAAGGATAAGGTTGACGCCCATGCTGTGTGATACAATGATAGGAGCGGATTACCTACGCAAAGGATACCCTGGATTCGAGATCACCCAGAAAGCAATTGCCAGGGCCAACAAGTTTGTACTAGCACCAGATATTGCGGCAGGTACTGACGGACTCACGAACAATCGCCCACAGCTAGCACGTATAGCGCCCTTCTGTCGATTACCATTCCCCTTCTGTTGGTTCGAATTGGCCCAAGCCGATCGGCCACACTTTATGGCCGCTGGCGTACACCATCCTGGCTACCAGACTAAGCCAGTACGTATTGGATTCCTATGCATATCCTATGCAGATGATATACTATGGCGATGGCGTACTACGCTATGTTGGTCGCTTCGTGACCCACGTAGTACATACGAAGCAAACGCAAGTATGCTAGGAATAGAGTTCAATACCAAAGACCCTATCAATGACCCAGCAACTTCAAACCTAGGCGAGATCGGTAAATACGTAAAACCACACTGGTCACCATTCTGCCCACTACTATTACGTAGTCTTGAGAAAATCACAGAACTAAACGCTTCGGACTGGGGAGGTGAGATACAATACTTAATAGCTCTTCTCGGCTTGCTCAATAGCCGTAATGTCGCGGAACACCATGAAGTTGACAACAGTGCATATAACAAGAAACGTACAAAACAAGGTAAGTCGCCACTATCGTCTCACACTCTTTTGAAGATCAGGGCAATCCATAGACACTCTTTCACACGTCCAGGTCGCCCGCCGTCAAGCTCTGAAGAAATCAGAAAACATTTCGTTGTTGGCCATTGGAAAACAAGAAAAACAGGATTATTCTGGTGGAACCCATTCATGCGAGGGAAGCGTGGTCTCGTTACACATGATTACCTGTTAACAGAGTAGACAACAATGACTGAAATCTGGAAGGACATTGCAGACTGGCCCGCGAGGATTAATAAGAATGCTCGCAACCAAATATAACGTTAGCTCTCCTTGCATATCTATGATACGTAGTAACAAGCGATGGAATACATGACAGGAGTAGTAATGACTAAAGCTGAATTGCACAACGCTCTTAGAATACTGCGATCAATAGACCTGTTCGAGCTACAGGAAGTTGGATTATGGGTTGATCCAGATGCACTAGCTACGAAACGATGGGAATCATTCCGAGATAACCCATACGAGTTCTTCATCAGGTGTGATGACGATACCGTGGACAAAATATGGTCTATAGTCCAACGCCGATCGGAGAAGAAACCACCAGTACCCTCAATTCGGAGAAAGTAAATGCAATTCGCTGCAATCAAACCTAAACTACAAGTATTAGAATGGATCAACACCGACACGCTAAAAACCGCGGAATTAGCGTGTGGATTAACTAGTGTAGATCACGGTGTATTCTGGCGTAAGGATGACGGGCTAGGATTAGGCTATACGGTCTACGAATATGCACTATATGAACCACGTCCAGAAGAACAGAGCTATGCAGCTGTGTTTGGAACGTTCATTGCAGGCAATGCCATAGTCTATGCTTTCGATGCCAGTGGAGAGACGATTCCAGTTACCTCGGAAATGATCTCATTAAAGGATATCAAATGGTTACCAGACCTACTTAGGGCTGAATTAGCAATCGCACATAGGATAGTAAAAAGGCCTATGATTGCTGTTAATGGTAAGGTCTTGTGGAGATGGCCAGAACCCAAGCCGGATCTAGATCACATCGCTGAATTAATCTGATGAGATTAAAAATGAGAAAGATGGGACCAAAGCCAGAATAACTAAGTTGGACAAGGGAAAGGACAGATGAAAACCGAGTACATTGTATCTCTCATTTTATTGTTGTTTGTAACTTGTTTAATCCTTTCATTAGCATACGAAGTCTTACACTTACGACACTAGACGCGATCCATCTTCCTGAATATTGTAACTCCGACAGGAAGATGGCTAGGGGTTGGTGTGGAGGTCATCCCCCTGTGCGCCAACCCCGACCCTAACAACCAAAGAGGAAAGACCTATGAATGAGATGTTCGATATAGAATCGATCATGCTTAATAGACAACGAGAAATTATCTCTGAAATAGAGAAACTACATATTGAGAGTACTGAGATTGATACTACTCTCCGAGTGATAAAACGATATAAGGTAATGAAGCCAAGACAAGAGACGGAGAAAGGTCCCGATCCAAAACCAGATTCAGAACACAAAGAACCAGAAGAACCTGAACCAGAAATTACGCAACCTATCTATTCCAACCGTAAGGAACGTCGTAGGTATGAACGAGCTAGAAAATGTCTAGATAAGTTCGTTGAACCAAAAGGTCCACACCCAACAATAACCAGAAAACCACGTGAACCACGTAAACCAAGATCACCAACAAAACCACAAGAGCCACAAATAGAAGTTGGCTCAGAGAAATTGATAGTTGATAAGATCAATGGCGAAGATGTTCTTTTTGAAATAGAAGAATTTTACGGCCAGTTCAATTTTAGAGACACGATCTTAGATCAGTTGGATAGATACTTCTTTTACTTGTCAAGAATGAAAAAATCAGATCCTGAAGCATTTGAACTGTATTCTAAAGTCGGAGGATCAATCCTTCCATATATAAGTACATGGATCGAGGGAGAAGACGAAAAAACAATTGATGTTGAGAAACTGAAGAGTAGGATCAAAGTACCAGCTTGGTTTAATCAACAGAGACCAGCATTTGGCTGCATTGCTTGGGGTGCTGATCCAAGATCAGAACAGTTCGAAAAGAAACATACTGTTGGCAAATACCACATGTACGTGCCAAAGTTCTTTTACTTTACTAAATTTTCGAAGCCATCACCTTACGTACAAAAAGGCGATGGGGATATCTATGGTGCTACTATTTGGTGGGATGATGGTAAGAAAGGTTATGGAGTACAACAACAGTTCTATGTGGCCATCAGCACCGATGGTGCTACTATAGAAGTCCTGCGTGTCTTATCTACTGAAATGAAAGAAATCTATTCAAAGCGAAGGCATGAATGGTTCGATATTCCAGACAGACAATGGCGCATCCCTGATACCTACCATCACTGGGCTAAACAATACGGTATAACACCAGAAATTCACCTCGCTGACGTGTTTTGCACAATCATGACTAGACACGAGTTTGCTCAGTCAGGAATGGCACGTGTTGCAGTAAAAAAGGATAACCTAACAGCTACATTCTGTATTAGTCCAAGACGTATGGGGTATTTTTTCCAGGATCGTGATGTTACTCTGACAAAGAATGGAGCTAAGCAACGAGTGTTTCATATGGTAAAACCATATTCCTACATCAGTAAAAAAGGAAAGACAGTCAATATAAATATGCACTTTCGCGGTCTACGTCACTTTACCTGGGCCGGCTATGACGTATCAGTCACAGTTCCAGGACTAGATCATCTTCTATTTGATGAACTCAACATGCCTAGCAGTGATGAAGTCTGGATACCTAAGGATGAAAAAATAGTTACATCAAGAGGCCTGGGAGAGGCAGTTGCCGCTTTACCAAAAACGATTGAGGAATTTTGTGAAGAGTTAGACAAGAGATGGAAAAAACAATAGAGGGGAGAGGGCTTGGATTGGCGTGACCCTCTCCCCGGACAGCGACGTAGCCGAGTCGCATTATTGCGTCCTACCTCTGGACTGGACAGTAGAGAGGTAGAATCTACACCGCTGCCTATAGTAACTAGAAAACCCTGACTATAGTAGCATACTGAGAATCAATCTGAGCATTTGTAGTAATAGTTCCATTCTTAATATTCCCATTTACTGTACTTTCCATATTAAAACAAGACTGGACAAAACCATTCGTTACATCAAATACATGACTAATCTCAGCTGCCGTAAAAGAATGAAAGGTAAAATCTGGTAGTTTCCATTGAATAGTTATTCCTGTATGTATCTGGCAATAAGTATATACAGCATGTAATGCTTGCTGTGACTGAAGATCTGTTTGGATAAATACCCCACCAATAGTTATCCCCGTTAGACACTCGGTATTGTACCTAACAGTTTCTGAGTAATCTAATAGCTTAGATGTTACAGGATTATGTGCAAGATACACAGAATTAATCTGATTTTTCTGTGATTGTGTTATAGAAGGTCCGTAGGAAAAACTACCATCAGAAGCCCAAGAAAAATCCAAACCTCCTAATCCAGCTAAAACAAGTTCACCTCCGAAAGTAGGACCTATACTTGAATCTCCAGGTATAGTCATCGTTTTTCCTTTCCCTTTTTTTGTTTAACCATCCACTGAGATAGTTAATGAAACAGGACTTGGAGGAGCACCAGAGACAGTAGTAACATAATTACGCCACTGAGCCACGCCATTTCCACCAGAAGCAAATACTCCTATTATATTAGCCCAATGCGCAGCTTCAATAAGGCCTTTCTTGCAACCTTTTGTGGCTATAGCACCTCCGCTATACCCTCTGCCTGATTCAGGACCTGACTGTCCTACAGTACTACCCTCAGACTCATTAAGTAACCCTTGTCCTGCGAGTACTCCATCAAAGTTTATTGAAGTGGAAGAGCTATTACCACCTGTACTCCCATGACTACCGCTTATACTGAAAAAAACCAGATTATTGCTCCACACTAAAAAATAATTATGACCTCCGACAGAAACCCATTGAGAGCCGCCAGTCCTAACTAAGGTTGGAACTATTGTTCTAGTTCTCTTTCTACGTCTGTTGAACCATGACAATACATATAACTGACCATCAGTATCAGACCAAGCAGGTCCAGCTACAGTGTAGGCCATACCGACCAATGTTTTAGATTGATCAGTATTCATGATTTCCACGCCATCAAATGTACTGGTAATATGGTTTATAGTAGAAGCTTGCAAGGACATAACCGCATCTTTCATAAAGGCATAGATATAGTACAAGGTAGATGGGTTTAATCCTGTAGGAGGTAAGGCAACCCCTTCTGCTGGTATCCTCTGTTTCACGCTATTAATAAGGATACTGTTTCCATTGTATGGAATCAATATGAGATTACTCCCAACCTTTTTCAGGTAGCATTGTCCTGGATTAGAATACCCTCCTCCACCAGTGCCTCCAGGCCCAGGAATACCCGGAGGACCAACAGGACCGGGAGGACCAGCTGTCGTAGAACCACCAAACCCTAGTGTGAAATCAATCCAACATAGACACCCCACAGCGTTCTGAGTGCTAACTGACCCCAAAGCATAACCAACAGGCCATTGATTTGGTATAGTAGTTAACTTACCTGCATTGGCACCTGTGTCTACGAAAAGCCTCTGCATCGGGCTATAGGTGTTAACAGGATCGACATACATCCCGTAATTGGTAATCTCTTCATCAGCTGACCGAACACCCAAAATCCACTTATTGGCAGTAGGCTCTCCCACAATAATCTTTTGGTTAGTATAATCCAACCCTACCACTGTTCCTACAATAGCGGATGTATCAAAAGCAGTTGAAACTACTGGGACAATACCTTCACCTTGACCTGGAATTAATCTTTCAGGACTCATGAGCCAAGCAGGAATTAGCCTGCCCTGAGTAAGCGTCTCTCTATAAGCTATAGACGGAACACGCATAACCGAATGTTTCATAACTTGGGAACTATTAAAAGCAACATGTAAAGGATCAGGCAAGTCCTGCTCAGAAGACGCTTCTGGAACTGACAGAAGCGGTAGAAGCGGAATAGTAAAGTTAGTTATTTTCGACATATTAGAAATAGCTAAGTATATCGAGTATGTCAAACGGTCACCAACTACATTTCCACTCGTCTTGAACTTATAATCAGGATTCGGACTATCCATAGATGTAATAGAAAACAAAGTAGATGTACCGTTACCATTATCCATAAATAAACCGATACGTCCAACACTAAAATTACCTACTGATTCATCTAAAGTAACAATGTATTCGACTGTGTTATTATCAACAACTGCGTACTGAAGTTGCGATCCTTTATAAACGGAATCAGTAATATCTATTGATGGATCATTTTCAGCAGGAGGGATAATAGTAGGTCCAACTTTGAAGGTTGTAATATTAATCAAGGGTCCCATAGCTTGAGTGGCACTTACCGCGGCTGTAACACCGCCGGAGGTAAGCTGCGTGGTCATCTAAGTTACTCCACTTCTTTTTTCAATTTCCTAACCATCTACAGACATTATTATACAGACAGGAGTCGCCTTATTATCTACGTTAGTAATAGTATAATTACGCCAGAAAGCTGTACCAGTTGCAGTACAAAGGATTCCTAGTACAGTGCTATAATGCAAACCTTCAGGAAGCCCTTGCTTGCAACCTGATATACCTATAGCACCTAGATTAGATGAATTACCTGTTGACATTCCAGCGGTAGAAGACTCTAGTTCAGGAAGTAGTTGAGTTCCTGAGGAATCAAAAATTCCATCAAAATTTATTGAAGTAGCACCAATAGCACCACCACCCTGTGTTACTTGATGACCACCTACATCAAATAGAGCCAGATTATCTTTCCATACTAAAAAGTAATTTCTCATCCCAGTTGATACTTCAATCCATGTTGGAGATTTAGTCGAAACTAGCTTTACCGGAAGAAATGTTCTAGATTTCTTTTCTCGTCTATTAAACCACGACAATACATATAACTGACCATCAGTATCAGACCAAGCAGGTCCAGCTACAGTGTAGGCCATACCGACCAATGTTTTAGATTGATCAGTATTCATGATTTCCACGCCATCAACAGTGCTGGTAACATGGTTCGCGGTAGAGGCCATCAGCGACATAACCGCACCAGCCATATAGGCATAGATATAATACAAGGTAGATGGGTTTAATCCTGCAGGCGGTAAAGAAACTCCGCCTTGTGGTATTTTTTGTATCACACTATTAATAAGAATGCTGTTTCCATTGTATGGAATCAATATAAGATTGCTCCCAATTTTCTGTAAATAACACTGTCCAGGATCAGAGAACCCTCCACCATCGCCTGATCCAGGCGGTCCCTGAGGTCCTTGAGGACCAGGAGGACCCGGTTGGCCTGAACCTGCACCTCCAAACCCCAGTGTAAAATCAATCCAACACAGATACCCTACAGCATTCTGAGTATTAACTGGCCCTAGAGCATAACCAATAGGCCAGTTATTTGCAACGATAGTCAGTTTGCCTGCATTGACGCCTGTATCAACAAATAACCTTTGCATAGGAGTGTAAGTATTAACAGTATCTACATAAACCCCGTAATTGGTAATCTCTTCCTGACTCGATCGAATACCAAGAATATATTTGTTAGTAGCAGGTTCCCCTACAATAATCTTTTGGTTTGTATAATCAAGTCCTACTACAGTTCCTACAGTTGCCAGCGTATCAAAAGATGTTGAAGCAATAGGAACAACACCTTCACCTTGGCCTGGAATCAACCTTTCAGAACTCATGAGCCAAGCAGGATTTGTCCTACCTTGGGCAGGCGTCTCCCTATATCCTATAGCAGGAACACGAGTGACCGAATGCTTCATAACTTGATATGTATTAAAAGCAACGTGCAATGGGTCAGGTAAACTCAGTTCTGATGGAACTTCTGGAATAGACAATAACTGAAGAAGCTGAATCGTAAAATTGGCAATACTCCCCGCGTTTGAAATAGCTAAGTATATATTATATGTCAGACGGTTTCCTACAACAGTGCCAGATGTAGCAAATTTATGATCAGGGTTTGTAGCATCAATAGATGTAATAGAAAATAGAGTAGACGTACCATCCCCATTATCCATAAACAAACCAATACGTCCAATATCAAAAGGCCCAATCGATTCATCCAAAGTAACAATATACTGTACTGTATTATCGTTAACGATTGCATATTGCAACTGCGATGGATAACCTGTATAAACAGAGTCAGTAATATCAATTGACGGATCATTTTGTGTAGGAGGAATAATGGTAGGTCCGATTTTGAAAGTCGTAATATTGATTTTAGGTCCTTGGTTATTAGCAGCACGTATAGAAGCAGTTACACCCGCTGCAGTAATATAAGTCGTCATAGATGACTATCCTTCACGTGAGGGTTTGGTTACCGTGCTAGCCAAGGTTGGAGGATCATCATTGGAGGTGGTCCACCTCTATCTACAAGAGATGATGTACCATCCGACGATATCTGCAACAGGTTAGTCCAGCTGGTGTATTCTTTGTGTTCATAATCAACCATTACCATGTAAAGCGTAGTAACGTTTATCTGAAGAGGTGGGCTACGGCTTGATCTCTTTATATGACGATGATCCACCATCGTCATATAAAGCGTAGTAGACGCAATAACCAAGGCCGGAGACCAGCTAAAATAGTCATGACCAGCATGGTCAACCATAACCATGTACAAATCTACATAGTCTCTCCTCTTGCCTGAAAGAGCTTCTAGCACCAACGGCACAGAGGCTAGTTTGTAAAATGTATCAATGAGCAGACTTTTTTGTTCATAATCCGAGTCGATATTCCAATCATCTAAGCTATAATCAATAGCAACATGGTTTGTCGGATAGTAACCTGTTCCAACACCGCCATCATTGAGAGAACAAACTAAATCCTTTGAGTTATCATCATCGTCAACAAATTTCAGTACACCCTGTCGTCCATCTAGATTACACGGATCACCAGGAGCGAGAAAGCTTCTGTAGTCGTTGGTCCAAAGAGCCGTTACATCAAAGTGAGTATCATAAATGTACCCAAGAAAATCAATAAAGTATCTAGTTCCAGCATACAACAGAAACCTGATCCATTCGTATGCTAATCTACGTCTTCCTTCATCGTCTAACTTGTCTAATCTAAGGTAACATCCCAAAGTAAGTAGCAACTGGGGTATAAAATCAGCAGGTATCTTATTCCACTTCCTGAGATCAGCGGCTCTATGAGTAAGATATTGCGACTCTGAAGTGACATACTTCTGAATATCGTTAAAATAAGCAGTCAACAGATCAGAGCTTCTGAAGTAGTTAGGAGAGCACACACTCCGATTGAAATCAGTTCCTAATGGAATATACAAATTCCATTGATCAGGCAACATTTTCCATAAAGCGAAAGGAGAAACTATATCTACACCAACCGTTCTTACGTGATATTGTGGATCTTCAGTTATAATAGCCAATCCATCACCGCTGACAATTCTGAACCCAGGATATACACTTGTTTGACCCAGGTCAGACCAGAAGTATGTATCTAGCGTAGCAAACCAATCCCCGTTGTCGTCCACAGACAAAGTTAGATTGTCTTCTGGAGCGTAGTTCTGGGCAATTGCACTGATTTGTGTTTTAATAACCTTAATTGAAACATAACCTTGAGAGGCAATATATATTTCACCTTGGCAAACAAGCACAGCCTTAATAGTAGGACTTGTACCACCCTGAGCCGAGCTATTGTAATCAACGCCACCACCAATATCCCACGTATTACTAGAATCAACCTGATAAGGTACTGAAGCTGTACCAACAAAAGATACAGCATTAATTGATATACTAGCTTGGTATATTGCCATTTATGTCCTGAAAAATGTTCTATCGGTGATAATCATTTCAACCGTCAGACTTGTTAAATAAACATACTGATCAATTTCACAATCAATATTCGATCCATTAGGAGGATTGACAAAAACACAATAGTCAACACCCTGAACAGATGTAACTACTCCAGTTAGATCAGAGAATTTTATACTCCTGGAAATAGACCCTTTCTTAACTTGAAGCAAATTTTGCAGTGACTTTGATACATCATTTAATACAGTATTCCTACTATAAGCTGGATTATAGTACACCTGCAAATTCAAATCAGCCCGTACCATCCTTACAGCAGAGTAAGTGAACTGAGTAGTAAAATGATTCGTGTCGAGTATGAAACTTTGAACGATGGTCTGCTGATCAGGACTTAGATCATCCCCGTAAAATCCCGCAACGAAACTAGTTCCAGCAGCCGGAACAGCACTAGCACCTCTGTAATCAAGGTGCACTTGAGCCGTGTCATAATTGATACTAGAAGACACCGCAAGAATCTGAAGTTCAATTTCACTTAATTTGACATAGGACCTATTCCCCCATCTATCATTGATTTGAAATCGTAAGTATTGATAAGGTGTTAAATTATTCAAAGCAAACCAACGACTCTCGCCTTCAACTCCAGGCTCGTCTGGGTAAACATTACCTCGAATTGGATACCATTGATCCGTGTTGGTTATCGAAGGATCTGAAGTATTTGATATTGATCCCCATACACTAATACTAGCTGGAAAAGCTCTGTCATTCATATTCAAATCATTCGAGGCTCTAAGCCTAAAAGCAACTGGAATCTGTACTGGTTGCGCTGGTGGTAGCGGGAGTGCTATCTTGATGAATATAGGATGATCAATTGTAGGCAATGCACTTGATTGCCACGCAGTATCAGGAGAGTTGTCAATTATACTGCTTATTGTAGTACCTATATCAGATGTTGTAGTAACAATTGTACCAGCAGAATTCAGATAATCATAAGACACCAGAGGCGAGGTCAGAACACTATAACCATCCAAATCTGAGAAAACAATATTCGCAATAGCAGGATCAGTAGAGTAAATCTGCACCGATCCTGGAATAGGTCGAGGTGCCGTACCAGTAGGATCATCCGTATGAAATAACGTGAAATCAAATATAGGTGTAGTTCCATTACCAGTCGCAAGCCCAGTATTAATGTATGGCTGCATTGTCGATAGGACGCCTCCCCAAAACGCCCTATTCATCATTTCAACAGTCCCAAGCCCGACCAAGATGGCTTGCTCGTACTCTCCCCAGGCTCTTGCATCCGTCATACCAACGGGGCAATTAGCACTAAGCAATTGCCCAATATAGTCGTCTCTTCGTACCGATCTCTCATTAGATGCATACAGCCTTGGAGTAACATATTTGATGCTGTCTAGATCCTCTTCATCTGTACCACCAGACGCAACAGTGGTAGTAGTTCCTAGCAGACTTAAAGCTACCCCAGGAGATATCTCAACAATATCTAGCAGCCCAACAGTATCACCAACTGAAGCCGAATTGCCTTGTGAGCCAACAGTCAATGTATATAGTACTTTGATTATTGATCCGTTAGGTGGGACCACACCATAGATGCCATTACCAAATAGAATGAGAACTCTCCCATCAGGAGATGTAGTCGGAATAAAGACCTTATCGGTAGCAAGGTACTTGACAAAAGTACCAGTTCCTGAAGTCCAATACTCATTATCAATAAGAACTCTGACAGTGTTCTGATCTACGTTGAACTGAGTCCCTATGAGCCAGCGTTGAAACTTTTCACCAGTGGAGGTAAAACTGACGGAATTTAGAATACCTTCGTACAACTCAAATTCAACAGAGAGATCGGTCGGATTGACATTATAGTCCTCCCGTACATGGAAAACTTGCCCTCTACAAATAAATTGCGTGTATGCTGGAACTGTCAAAGGCACATTCAACTGATTTGAAAAGTCGACCTTGCCATCGCCTGATATGAATTGAGCGGTCTGTTGTGCTCCACGTTTACGAGATGGAGAAACACCTAGTGTGCTAGCAATAGCATATCCAGCTGATTTGAGAAAGGCAAAAGGAGTGAAGTTGTTTAAATCACGAGTAACTTGACTGTAATTGAGCATGCTTGTTATTCCCGCCAACATATTGGACAAAAGTACAATAGTTTGGTCGGGATAGCCTGCTGAGAGCAGTGACGATTCTGTACTAATCTTTGCCTGGAGTTCCGCAGCAAGCGTATTATAATCAGTTGCGAGCCCCGATAATTCCAAGGTTAATCTCCTATGTTTTACTTAGTTGTTACGTAGGTGATCAATCCCACAAGAGCACAGAACCGGGATCACTGATCTCTTTAATAAAATCTACACACGCGAGTTCTGGCCGATTGACTTCAGTCCACACAGAAAACTTAATTCCAGCATTCTCAGACCAAATCTCACCCGCTCTTAATTTAAACTGAATCTTCAGATCCCTTAAATAACACTCTGGTTTAACTTCTATTAGTTCTTTTGATCCATCAGTATACTCTACCAAAATGTCTGGATAATATCCTCTTTCCACTCCTTCTGAATCTAAATAAGAAATTCCAAATGGCTCCGGCTTATAAGACTTCACTAAAGGATTACTGTCCAAGCAAATATAAGCTCTTAACTCCCAAGATGACCTATAAAAACATCTACCAGATTTGGTAGACTCATGCCAACCTTGTTTAACATGACTAAATGTCGTCGGTAATTTACCTTCAAGAATTTGCTTAGTAATAGCTCTTGAATGAGTCTCTTGTCTCTTCTTATAGTCCTCAGGCGACATATTTTCCCAGTACCTCTTTTGCCCTTCCGACTTATTTTTAATCCAACTATTATATTGTTCATCAGTCAAATTATCATATCTAACTTTCGTAGTGATTTTAGCTCCACAGGAGCCAGAACAATACTTCCTATATCCTTTTGATGTCTTCTCAAAAGAGACTTCATTCTTACAGTCAGGATTCATACAATTTCTGCTAGTACGATGTCCCTCAACTTTTCCAAATAAAAATTCGTCATAAAATCTTTTAGAACGTCCAGTAGTGGACTGAGATATCTTTCTCTTAGTCTCGTCAGATACCTTGAATCCAATCCTAGCCTCAGATTGCTTCTTTCTAGTTTCTTCACTAACTACAGTACCGATCTTAGCCTCGGACATCTTTTTCTTACTTTCTTCAGAGTGGATACGTCCAGTCAGAGACTTAGATATCTTTTTCTTAGTTTCTTCAGAATGAAGAATTCCAGTCCTGGCTATCTTTCTACGTAATTTATATCTTTCTGAAGTTGTGTAGCAAAGCTCACAACAAAATTCTTCATTAAAAGGAGAAACTATATAACCTTTACACCGTTTACACTGTTCCATTCTTACCTCCTCTAGTGTTACACCCAGTCTATCACTGGCCGATCTGAGTTGGCAAGGCCCTAACATACAATGCAATCTGATTGTTAGAGAGTATCGTGTAAATAAGATAAGCTACATACTGATGTATATCAGGATACGGAACTACCACCGAGTTCTGGAAATCCAGTCTTACCCTAGGCTCCCAAGCCTGAATTGCTTCAATGAATAGGATCTTCAGCTTGTTTGCTGTAAGATCATTCATAGGTTCGAACAAAATAGACTTGATCTGAGAACCAAAACCCCTATTAAACATGAAGCTCTTTTTCGGACACTCCAGGATATTATCAATATCCATATTCAAAGCATCAACACTAGTAATAACCAGCTGGTTAGAGGTCTGCTGAAACCTTCTGTTTAGATCATTGAAGTAAAATAACTGGGGAGGAAGTGCTGTCCTTGGTAGCCCCGGCCTTACGGCTCCGACTGTAAATGGCTTAGCTAGGTTAGATGGAGGTACCGGTACAACCCCATTTGTCATTACATCACCCGCCTAGTATATTTCTGCTTGTCAGCCATGACCAAGCTGTATTCTTAGCCTGAGAGGCCCAGCTTAACGCGTAAGTATCTGATCGATCCCCTTGCTTTGTTATCTGAGTAAATCCAGCACCACCACCTCTTTCTAAACCTGATCCCCCAACCGTACGAGTAAATGTATCCCCAAAGTTATCAGTATGAGTACTATTGTGGTTAAACGTCACGGCGCTTTGAACGTTCGATGTATGTGTACTCTTATAGTTTTCAGTAACGGCTTTCTGGATCGTTGAATCGTGCTTGCCGTCTACATTCCAGATCACATCACCATCGACCGGAGTCGTCGAACCGCTGCCTGCATCGAACTGAGCGGTATGAGCGGTAGACGCTCCACCGCCTCCTCCCGGCATCCCTTGGATTTGGCTCGGGCTACCGTCTTCAAATGTACCTTGGTTTCTATTATGATTAGTATTCTTAACGTTGAAAGTTGTCTTAGGTAGATTGAATATTACTTCAGAAAACTGTGTCCAATCAATAGTCTTCGTCTTACTTTTCATATCACTATGTTCAACATTACCGAGAGGGTCCTTGTGACCATAATGATCTTTCTGATTGAAACCGTCTCCTGAATCTTTGCCCTTTCCAGTCCATTGCGAGATTTTAGTTAAAGCACCGTATAAGGCTCCAGAATACAGAGGGGAATACTTACTATCACCGTGATGACGTGCCTTTATCACACTATTTTTTTGGGGCAATCCAAACGTAGACATTTCCTTTTGACCCCCAAAGCTATTCTCACGTTCATTCTGAGACCAAGGAATGTCGCTATCAGGAATAAACCCTGCTGATCCCGGACCGTGTAGTTCCAATATTCTTGTCTTAACCCTTCCTTGTTGCTTAGGATCAATGTTTTTAAAAGGATCCATTATGGTACCATATTTGATACCTTCCGCCGCCCGTTTTAGTCCTGGTACATCAATTCCTGGCTGAAGAAACATCTTACGTCCCTCCTAAACTCAGATGAGACCTAGTCCACCTCCATAATCATTTCCCATACGGATCAAGGTATACATCTTGCTAAGAGCCGTTGGCATAATCCTAGTGCTAACACCTGAGACGAAGTAACTCCCTGCCCAAGGTGTAATGATATCATCTGCAAGCGGAAGAGAGTGTGGCTCCAAGGTAACGCTATCCAAAAGCAAAGCGTTTCTAGGATAACGAGATGTTACTTTGACTATTGACGAGTACAAGGACTTAAAGATAAGATTCTGTGCTCCAGCTAGATTATAGTTCTCATGTTGATTGTCAGACTTATATGGACAAGTAGTTGATCTTTGGTTGCCCATCATGTTCTTCGCTGCACTCATTGCTCCTGCTGGAAGCCAAGCCAAGTTCACTTTCAATTCGTGAAAACCACCGTCCAAATCATATTCTCCATAATCAACTCCATACCCAGCTATAGAATTCAGGGTTCCGGAAAGTGTCTCGAACGTACAATTCACATCATCGTACAAAATTTCAGTAGGTCCAGGATTATAGTTTTGCTGGTATTTATTGACAAATGTCCATTGGCCTCCAAGACCGCTTCGCTGTGTCACGTTATATTCTCTGAGTTCTCCTTTAGCTAGTATTGCAGTAACAAAGCATGATGTACTATTAGTCCAAGCATGGTGAGCAGTATCTGTAATAAAGTCTATACCCTTCTCATTGGTCCGTAACCAGACTTGCGTATCGGCAGAACCATCACACTCAGCGCCAAGTCCAGCATCACCAGCACAAGCAGCTATAGCTGATGAAGACGAAGTATTGCCATAAGATTTTATCTTGGCAATATACAAGTCAGGGGCGTCAAGCCTCATAGAAAGATGATATTGAAAAACACTACTACTGGAATACATTTGCGAATTAAAGACCCTCATTTTGAATAACTGAGGACCTGTAGCTGGAGGCATCTGAGTATCGTTTAATGAAATATACACCGTTGTTCCATCTACAGGAGGATTCTCTAATACATAATGCGGACCACAGGCAAACGACATCTCGCCAGTAGGGTATTTCGTAGCCGCACTTTCAAATATTTGAATTTCAACCAAGGAAAACTGGTCCCAATCAACACTCTCACCGTTAATGACTACATCTAGTTCATAGCGGTTTTCTATTACTAGTGTAGAAATTTCTTTAGCTCCTGATAAGTGTTCCAGGAAGCAGGGAGACCAGTCTCCCTTGCTGAGAACGAGCTATGATTTGCTGATAGAAGTTCGTTATGTCAGTAGTACTTGGTAAAAACAAGTTCATACCTGGAATGATCTCAGTGTCAGGCGTAACCATTTCATTAGCTATCGATATAACCCACCAAAAGTCATGAGTTCCATAATTATCCCAAGAGATTAAATCAGGAACTCCATCTAGCGATGCATCGATTCTTTGGACTGCACCATTAGAATTTCTTAGATAATATGGAAAGTCTGTCCATAAAAATGTGTACGGGTCAAGTATATCTTTTCCATTAGGATCAGTAACCACTTTAAAGAAATTATCTATAGAGTATGGTCTGCTTACGTTAGTAGCCATCTTTAAAATCCAATAGTATTAGGACGGTTAAAGGCTGGATCGGTACCTGTATAAGTACCAAGATATTCATCCATATTCTCAGCAAGCGGTGAATAGAGTGTCCTAAATTGTATAGTAGTAACTGCTTCCATAGGAAAACCATTCTTATCTAATTTTGCTTTGAACTCTACATTTTGCATCAGTGAAATAAATACATTTGTTAACCTAAAATAATTACCAATATATACATTAATAAGATCTTGTGCTCCTTCAGCAGGACCAGTTGTAGTTTCACCTTTTCCAAAAAGAGAAGGTACCGGACCAGGAGCAATCAAAAATGAATCAGAATTCGAATTATTTCTTCTAGGCAAAGTCATCTTCATCAATCTCTTAATTGGTTCAATTACTTCTATCTTCGAATCTTGGGTAGCGAAAAAATGTAAAGGCAATACTAATTCCAACGGTTCCGATCCTCTCCACTCTTGAGCCGTCTGTTTTTTCGAGACAAGAGTGTGGCCCAATACAGCAGAAGTAAACCAATTAAACGCTGCTCCTAATTCAGTAGAAACTATAGACCCCCAATTCGAGCGTATCGAGATTTGTATGCTGTCAGGCAACCACGCTTGAACATGCCCATGTATACTTGAGCTTATAATCACTATATAGTATTTGCTCTGTCCAGATGGATGAGTTACACCAGCGGTATCAGTAGGTGGATCTGCCATTATGATAAGACCTGTGTTCCAGCAGCAGTCGCTAAGGCAATGTCTTTTGGATGCATGCTGTGAGGCTGTATTTGATGATGTGGTTCTCTACGATGTCCCGGCGTTGGAGCTTTAGCTTTCTTCTTATGTTGTTGGCGAGCGGCCTGTCCTCTCAACATCTCAATTCCATGATGCATGTCAGACGCTCTAGCCCCTCCACCTTTAACTCCTAGATTAGTAGGCCTAGCTCTAGGCATTGGAACGTCAGGATGCATTTCTTCTTTAGACTTTTCAAGACCTTCCTCAATATCTTCATGAGTCACAGGCTCAGACTGATCATGGTGTATAGGAGTATATTGATGATGACTAAGCTGACGAAGACTCCGATCAATATGCCTACGAGCTACGAACGTAGATTCACCAGGCCTTTCCCTCGGAAGAGGCATGGATTGATCAGGACTTGTTACACCTTCGATAACACCAGATTTAGCTCCACTAATAACACGACTACGTTCACCAGTCATAAACCCAGGTTCATGGCGAATATGGTGTTGTTCCTCGTCTTTAGTCGTTTCACCTCTATGCAATTGAGCACTTTTCATAAATCCAGGTTCACCATGAGTATGACCAAGTAGGTTCTTAGTGTATGGAAGATTAGCTTTACGAACTTCACCCTTTAACCACTCTTTGTAGTAAGGTTCCATCTCCTCTTCTCTTGGATCTCTTCCAAGCTTCTTACGAAGCATCTCTTGAGTTGGACCGTAATCCCAACCTGGGTCTTTCCAGACTGGACGACGAAGAGTTTCAAGATCTCTCCGCATTTCTGGAGAAGGGTTATGCTTGTCAAATATAGGACCAGCACCTTTACCAGCAGCTTGAGGAAGACTTTCACCTTGATCTTGATCAGGATGAAGTGCTCTCATAAACCCAGGTTCATGTCGAATATGACGTTGTTCTCGTAGATTCTGTCCATCAATAATACCAGATTTGGCCCCAGTTATAGTTAGGTCTTCAGGTTGAGTAAACCCCTGATGATGCATATGAGAACGTTGCCTCTGAGATGCACCTGGACTAGGTGTATCACCCGGGCCTCCAGTATCACCTGTACCTCCTGAAAGAGGACTAAGAACATCTCCAATAGGACGCTGGGGAGGCTGATCAGCAGGCTGAGTGCCTGGAGCCTGAGGAGGACCTGCTACAGCAATAGGACTAACACCTTTTACCGGATAATCTCCTCGACGATAGCCCTTTCCCATAGGCTTACTCTGTGCTATGTCCCAACCGTGAGGGATAGCTCTCTCTCCTTGCATAGTACCAGTAGCAGTTTTTCCTGTACCCCATCCTCCAGCTGCCATACCAGAATGAGCAAAATCACCATGCATTAAATCCGCTACTCCGTAACCTCCAGGTCCATGTAAGAAATAACCTCCCCACCTATACTGTCCTGCTAGCTGAGGATTTTTCTCTTGCAATACAGAACGAATATCCTGATGAAGAGTCTCATACATTCGATAATTTTCAGGACTTTGATAGTTCGGGATCATCTTTCCATCAGGACCTATGATTCTAAAATCAACGGCAGCCCCAGTTGTATGGGCGGCACCACCTTGTCTTCCAACAGGACGCTGACCTGAATAAGCTTCTACACGATATCCTTCTGGAAGATGCTTAGAGGCTTCTCTAGCGGCATCAATAAGCACTTGTCTTCTAGAATCACCCCCAAGCTGATAATTACCAACAGTTTTAAATCTTTCAGTTCCAGGAGAAGTTATTCTAGCATCAGTTTTTCCTGGTGGTTGGACAGCAGGTTGAGTATCGCCAGTTCCAGCGGCAGCAGCAGGTTGACTACCAGGTGCCTGTGTAGCTGACACTGTGCCCGGAGCCGTAGGTTTTCCAGCTTGAGGTCGACTTCCTGGCGGATGCAACGCCCTATCACGAGCCACTCGCCATTCCGCATCAGTAAGATGATAAGGCTCCGACACCCTGGTTTCATACCGTGACATGGCCTTAAGAAAGGCTAGCCCCTGGTCTGTTTTCAGAAACTCCGGAGTGATTTTTGTGTTGGTCGGAATTCCGGTCATCTTCGATATGATCGGCGCGTAACTTTCTCCGTGGCCAACCCATTGTTTGATCAAATCCTGCATAGTCTTGCCGGAATATAGGGGGCTCTCCGCCATTTTACGGATTGCTGCAGCCGCTCCAGCCATCTTGCTCGGGAAAATCGATGGCGTATCATATTGCGTAATCTTTCGACCCTCTAGGCCGCCCTCCCCCTTAGCGTACTTATCATACCACATATTAAACGGATTATTAAAGCGCTCACCAGCCGCACGAGATTTATCTCTAAGCTCAGCTTCGGTTGGATAGGTCCCACTAAAAGCTGGAGGTCCAACAGTACCACCTCCTGTCCCTGGTACAGCAGTTGGGTTTGGTCCAGTCGGAGGACTTGTCCCCAAACTAGGAGCCTGAGTAAATCCTCCAGGTGTTCCTCCTATGTTAGTTGGTGGCGCAAACAGACCTGGATCAGGAGCACCTGTATTAGGTACTAATTTAGGAGTAGTTATCTTACTAGGATCAAACGGACCTTGTGTCGGAGTTGCTTGGGGAGAGAATAGTCCAGGGTCAGGCCGTGTAGTACTTCCAGGAGCAAACGCAGGATTTGGTCTAGTCGGAGCAATACGTTCTGTAAATGGTTGCGACGATGGGGTAAATGCAGTAGTAGATGGACCTAAAGGACCTGTACCTGGAGGAGAGAGTGTCGGGTAAGTCGGACCTGATGGAGTTGTAGTTGTATCAGGTGTAGTCGTAGTCGTATCAGGAGGACCACCACCACTACCACCTCTCCTGCCCCCTCCGCCTCCACCAGGACGGCTTGGCATCCCTGCACCAAACCCACTCCCAGGAAATCCAGGTTGAGTACCTAACCCACCTGCGCCTATACCACCTCCAACTCCAGATAAATTACCAAGAGATGCTAACCCAAACCCACTACCACCGCCACTGACTCCAATATTACCTCCTTGAAGTGCCTTCAGTATATCAGATAGTAACTGAGTTTGTTTCTCCATCAAACCTACAACAATATCACCTTTCTGTTGATCAACTGGAATAAATCTTCTATCTTCAATATTTTCAGAAACTGGGAAATCTCGTGTCATGTCTCGTGTTATATCTCCAAAAAAGTTCTGTCTCGTATCAAAAGACCCCCTTGCTGAAGGATTTCGACGCTGCATTGGGGCGTTTGGTATAGAATCTATACCAGCTTCTTTACCAAGACTTCTTTTAGGCTGGGCTGGGGTTATCTTAGGAATAACCCTAGGATTGGGTGTTCCTAACTTATCCAACTTCTCTTGTGTAGATGGCGATGTTCCTCCAAATATATTAGTAAATGGATCATACCAATGAGATCCAGAACCCAGCCCAGATTTAGGATCAAACCCTAAACGATGGTGTTCAAGCCACGGTGATTGACTAAGAGTCTTCTTCTGTTCTGGTGTAAGTCCTGGTAAATCTAAAAGTTTTCTACCAGGATGTTCCTTATCATACTCCTCACGAACTCTTTTTTCTCTTGGGTCACCAAATCGAGTTTTAAGATAGTCTCCAATCGCATACGCTATCCCAGCAGCTGAGGTTAGGAGTGCTGCCTCAACAGCTGCGGCTAACATCCTACCAATAATAGCTGATTCAATACCACTACCAGCCGACATAGATCCACGTTGTGGTACAGTGTGTGGAGAAAAATACTGACGAATACTTTTCATCAACTCAAAACCTTGTTTGAATAAAATAGCAGTTTCTTTAATCGCGTGGTAATTCTCTTGCATTGCCTTGACTACTAACCCAAGTCCAGGGTCAATAGCAGTAGCACCTGCCGTAGTACCGATACCTATAGCACCTTTACCTGAAAAAGCTTGATCTCGTACTCCGGTTCCAAATTTCTTAAGGTGTGCAGTTAATTCCTTTAGCTCACCTATATTCTTAAGAGCTACAAGTGCTTCAGCGAGATTTCTTTGAAGCTCTGGAGATATCCCTTTCTGAGAAGGATCTCTTGCTGCTTGTTTGAAATCCTCTCGTAAAGTAGTCAAAATCTGAACTACTTTCTCGGTATTAGCTTTATCGCCCTTTAATAAATCAACAACCTTACTTAACTCGTTGTTGTTGTTTTGTGACAACTTGTCAATAGCTTTAGTCAGTTCACTTATAGCACCTGCTGAAATGTCTGAAGTAGACATCCCTTGAGCAGGAGATGCAGGACCAGACATAAGAAACTGGCGAGACAGTTCAGCCATTAGCTAAATCCCTGACCTCCTAATGTCGCCATACCAACGTCAGAGAAGATTGGACCAGAAGGTGACTGGGATGGACTTATCATTGTAGGATGGGGCAGTGCCTGTGGTCTCTCTTCCTCATGGTCTTCAGTTTGAATACGATGTGCTGTATCATCTAACATCGCAATTCCATGATGCATATCAGATGCAGTAGGCATATCACCTCTAATATCTAGACTAGCACGTGGTCCAGGAATATTGATATTCCCACCTTGCGGGGCTTGTGGTTCTCTTCTGCCCATATTAGGTTGAGGCCCAAGATAGGGAGAAGGCAAAGGAGACGGAGAAGATGACTGAGCAGCAACTGCAGAGTCTGGAGGAGAAACAGGTATTACATCTTTCCATTTTGGTGCTTTGCCCTTTCCAGGGTCCGGTACACGAGGCCATGGCATATCCTGATTTACACGGGATACGTTCTCCTGGTCTGTTCCGTATATCGCTCTTCGATAAGTTTCTTCAGTATATGGTAATGTACTTGATCCTCCTTCGTGCCCACTCTGAGCCGTTTGAAACGCATACTGAGTATCTTTATTAGTTAAATCCAATTTAGTATCAGGGCTTATACCTAAGTGCTTACTTAAGTTAGCGATGTATTCAGGCTGACCCCTATCTGCCCACCCACCAGTAATTATTTTACGTATAGTATCCTTTCCTTCTGAACTGTATTTTAGAAGAAGCTTAGTTTGAGCTTGAATACCTTCTTCAGGAGTATTATACCGAACATAACGCCCACCTTCACCAGGACTTCTAACATCCCCCGTAACTCCTCCCATATAAGGATCACCCTGTTGAGCTTGCTTCCTCATATCACTTATAGCTCCCGGATTATTCATTCTAATAGAAGCATGTATATAACCTGGACCTTCAACTTGTTTTCTAAGAACTTCCTGATTGACATTAGGATTACCAATTGGAGATACATACTCAGAAGGCACAGTTTCTCGAAAACCCTTAGATTCAGCAAAGCTACCTGAAGCTCCAGCCCCACCAGCAGCACCTCCTTTTCCCTTGACAGGAGTAACAGTAACAGGTGAATCTTTTGCTTGAACCACGGAAGGTTTAGTTACAACTTCGGACCTATCACGAGAACGAACATGTTCAGGTCCTCTCTCACCAACAACAGCCTTCTTATGAGGAGGAACATTCCCACCTTCAGCTAAGAATTTAACACCACCACCAACTACGATATTGCCTTTTTGAAGTGTTCGCAATATCTCAGCTAACAATTCAGTCTGCATCTGCATAAACTTTATAACTGTATCAGCTTTCTGTTGATCAGCCGAGACTGCGTCAAACCCTCCAAGAAGATGCACACCTCCTTCTATAGGACCAGTCGAAACAGAAGAGTTAGATTGCGATGCAGGAACAGTATCGGAAGGAACTGTGTTTGGATTAGTGTCAAATGATGGAGTTGTCCTACTTAGTTTTTTCAATTCTTCTTCGTCGTCAGCAACAGTCGACTTACCAAAAATTTTATTATAAAGCCAAAACAGACCCGCACCGATTAAGGCTCCGCCCAACCCAACAACCAATCCCATACCTAAAGCTTTACCAATACTAGGAAGTTTTTTCAATAGGGCTGTAGCTAAAGCAGTTTTCATAATAGCTTCATCAATGCCTTCACATCCTGCGTTACCGCCAACTATCGATCCACTAGCCGACATAAAACCACGCTGCTTTACAGTGTGTGGAGAAAAGAACCGATGAATACCTTTAAAAACACTAATAGTTAGATGGAATCCTTCCTTAAGAACGTGGAAAGTTTCTTTGATAGCGTGAGCGTTTTCTTGTGCTGCCTTTACTAGTAATCCAAGTCCAGGATCAATAGCAGTAGCACCTACTGTTACACCAGTACCTACAACCCCTTTACCTGTTAGAGCCTGATTTCCTGCACCAGTTACAAATTTCTTAAGATGTGCATTTAACTCCTTTAGTTCACCTATGCCTTTGAGAGCTACGAGTGCTTCAGCAAGCTGTCTTTGAAGTTCTGGGGTTATACCTTTCTGGGAAGGATCTTTTGCTGCTTGTATAAAATCTTGTCGTAAGGTAGTCAAGATCGCAACTACCTTCTCGGTATTAACCTTATCACCCTTCAATAAGTCAACGACCTTACTCAATTCATTCGTATTATTGTTTGACAATTTATCAATAGCCTTAGTCAACTCTGCTATAGCACCTGATGCAATATCTCCCATAGGGATAGGGCCAGCCGTAAGAAACTGGCGGGAGAGTTCAGCCATTATTTCTTACCAAGACCATTGACTTAGAAAGATAGGTCCAGTACAATGACACAGCTACATTTAGGAGGCATAAGATGACCAAAGATCTGGACGGTGAGATATGGAAAGATATCATAGGCTGGCCCTTTCACCAAGTCTCAAATAAGGGTCGGGTTCGAGCACTACCTGGTGCTTTCGTAAGAAACAAACAGATTAATATAAGATCGAACTCAGAAAACAGTGGCGTGATCGGTCCAACAATGGGTACATGATAGTCAGCCAAGGAAAACAAAAACATCCGATCCATATACTTGTATTAAGTACATTTTATGGTCCATGTCCCCCTAGAAAAGAATGCTGCCGTCATTTAAATGGTGATTCAACTGATAATAGATGGCCTGAGAATCTTGAATGGGGGACTCAAAAAGAAAATGTAGATGATAAAGTTAGGCATGGAGTCCACAATAAGAAGGAACGCAATGGTAGAGCTAAACTTACACAAACTGACATCAATAACATTAGAACACGTCCGTACCATTATGGTATCTATTCGGAACTAGCAAGAGAATACAATATATCAGATACCCAAATTCATAGAATACGCAATAAACTTCAATGGTAATTATTTTCGGCCGACTATCGACTTAAAAGGAGCTTGTCCAGAAGATGATTCTTGTTCTATCTCTAGGTTAATTTCATGCTTCGCCTCCTCCAATATCTTAGCAGCTAGATTAGCAGGTACCTTAGGAACAACCATGGTCCCTGATTGATATACGTCAGGCTTTACCGTTTGCTTTATCGTCTGTGGGGACTCATCGACGCTACTCTCGCTTCTAACTCTTGCTTCACGTTGGCCAGTTCCTCCAACTCCCGTTGGTGGCGTTTGTGGAGCCACAGCAATTTTTGAAAGGACATGCTCCTTTGCTCGCTTGGCATCAGCCTTAGATGCTTTATGAGGAAGTATTCTAATTCGTACAGCTGCTGAGTCGGTATCAGTGGGAAAGAATTCAAAGATTGAAAATCGAAAGGAAACTTTCTGGTCAGCCCCACACTTGTCACACCTACAATCCATAATGTTATCTGGACCGTATTTGAAAGCTCTCTTGAACCCATCAATCACAAAGATGTCTTCTGGAGTGAATACTTTATTGACAAAATCCCATTTTTCGAGAGGATCGTAGTTGCTGTCCAACTCCATCATGCAAAGAAGCTCAGCTTTCCTAAGCTGACCTTCATTCGGGTTTTCTATCTGGAGGGCTTTGATTTGATCAGCAGCACGCACGTCATCGGTCTCCTTTGGGAGACGGAAGACGATCGGTAGTCCACAGGGGAGGTCGAGTGTAGCACCATCGGCGGGATAGTCGTCTGGGATGGATGGTGACACTATCTTGGTGAGATCAAGCTTGGTCAGATTTGGACTGCTACAAGCTGGACAATTCCATGGGAGATTATACGGGAAATTCATATAGGAGTTAACGCGATGCCAATACATTGTGAAAAGAAAATCAGGCTCATACATATCTTCAACAGTAATGCCTTTAATCGTATTACTGACAAGATTACGAAGGGCAGTTAGAGATCCCGTCCTACGAACAATGTAATAGGACTCGACTTCCATCGGACCAAACTGCCTAATAGATATATCTGATGGATAAAGTCTTGCACCGGGCAAAGTGATGGGAAAGTACTGCACTGTAACCCTCCATTATTCTTACAGTTGATTTTTACGATGGTCCCCAACCTATCCGTGTAAGCACCTACGGAAGGCTTGGGATAGGTTCGGCTAGGAGCTTGGCTACCCTGCCGCTCGATCGATTTGACGCATCACAGGCTTCCCCTTGCAGGGAGAAGGGCTGTCAATGGATGACCTTGGACAAGCCACCTAGTAACTCTGAGGCAATCCAGAAGGCAACCGATAGGGCAAGGAAGTTCCAAGGTGGGAAAGCCCACCGCGTCGCGATACAAGCGAATACGAAAGAAAACACTAACAGAATTAAACCAACATTCTGCATAGTAGTAACCTCTCACTTTAGAGACTTAGTCTCTGAACGTTATTAAACTTGAAGGCTGCACCACCAGGAGTTATCCTATTCTGCTGTGCTTTTATAAGATTCTGAGAAGCCCCTTCTTCTGTTGCTGAATTAGTAAGAACTCGATTCACTGCAAATGATTGAGCAATCGCTGTTCTACCTGAAGGTTCATAGTCCAGACGCAATGGCGCCATAGTAGTGGGGAAACACTGTTGATAAACAATCCTATATGTAGTTTCATTCCCATAGCTTTGAAGGATAACTGTTATATCTTGTAGATAACCATCCTGTCCTTCAGGATAATTATAAGTACCATCGTCTAAACCTGTATTGATATTATAGTTTCGTATTTTCTTCTTCCAAGCTAGTATGTAGTCTATTGGAGTCATGAACTCATCACCGTAAAATAGTAAACGTAATTCAGTCGCATCAAAAAAGTCTGCTTGGAAATGATGTCTACCGCCGATAGGATGTGCAACTGGTGACGTATTATCAAAACCAGGTTCTATAGACTGAACAATAGGAACTCTCACAGCACCAAACTTAGGCAGTTGGACTGTAAACTTCCAGACCCGATGTGGTTCTGGAACCGGCTCTCCATTGAAGGTGTATAAGGTTATTATACCGTCAGTACCAGGAGTACCGGAAAAGTTATTGGCAAAATTTGGAGATGGTGTTGGAGTCGGAGTAGAAACTATTACGTCAGAAGCAGCTACATTAGGCATAGGAGGTAATGTATTAGCCATGATGTATAATCCTTACCCAGTCTGCAACCCTTGTCCAGAAATAGCGTCCATATCACAATAGTCAAAACTCCAGGTGATATCCGGAGCTACAGCTGTACTTTGAGCCATCTGAAGAGCGATGGCAGGGTTGGCAATAGGAAATAGTCCATACAGGTAGTTGGCAACTATAGGATTGTTCGGGTTGTCGTACATCTGGATCTTGGCAGTAGATTGGATAGTAGTCTTGTTAGCACCTACCCCTGTAATCCAGTTGTATGCTGTCTTCATCCATGAGGCGATTGCAATGCGTATTTCCGAGTTGGTACCCTCGACCAACGTCGTTCTCCAGGTGTGGCTAAACCTGACTCGTCCACCATAGACAAGAGTAAAGCCAGCCAAATCTATTGGCACTTGATCAAGAGCAATTCCAGGTAATTCAGTCGCAGTACATCGAAGACTGAGTAACTGGGAGGAGATGCCACCTCGTGCTGGACTAATCGTCATTTGGAATTGGTACCTGATCTTCGCTAGAGTTCGCTAGGCTCTAACCGTTCCTCAGAGGAACTGCTCATAGTTACCTATGAGAGGAGACTATATCATCAACCACTTGGGTTGTGTGGTACTTCGGACCGCTTGGTCCTACTCCCTTTCGGGATAGTCGTTACACGTTCCCTTTTTACAGGGCTCCGCTCGGTATTGTCCTAGCTTACGCGACTAGGAGTTCCACCGAATTCTCCACATTGTCATTAGCGAATTGCTTCACTACGGGGCTAAAAATTCAACCCTTTAACGGATCCACCAATCCTTGCACGTCATTGATAGAAACTGGACCTGCCATTATCGTACTCCTCTCTGTTCTACCGTTTGACATGGTTTGGTGTCCATGTGACGCTTGCCCCAAGGACCTCCAATAGTACGACCACAAGAATCACACGTGTACCACTGCTGACTCAAATGGTTTCCATTAGCAATGGCTGCCTTAACCCGATTTCTTGCCATTTTTGCAAGTTCCTCTGAACTCTTAATTTGGCTATTATGAGTACCTTTAGCCAACTGGCTATAGTTGATCTGTCTCATTATCTCCGGGTTCTTACTTGCATGATTAGGACCAGCAAGAGCGGCCTCTCGCCCTCTAGCAGCACCCTCTAGATTATTATCCCGCCACTCCTCCCACCTAAAATTCCACCTGTTGTTCTCGTGATCAAAGACATAACCTTTCGAATGATCATATCGACCAACAGACGGACATTCCATAGCCGGTGGGACTGGCCCGATAACTTCCGTCCAAAGATAGAAGTTTTCTTCTTCAAGCTCAAAATCACAGCCTACGTCTTTACCTCTCTGTATCATATCGCAAAAACGTTGGTACAAAGGATGAGACGAGTATCCAGAATACTTTCCTGTTTTCCTTGACATGGTTTCCCCTTAGTGTTACAGCTATATCTTATTGCTGTGCTATAGAAAGATTGAAGCCACGTTGTATTACCTGAAAGTTCGCACCAGTCGCTGTTATAATGTTTTGCAACTGAATGAATTCCGCATCCTTCTCTGGTTGTAGATACACATCCACATTCAATTGGTTCGCATCTATGATCTGTGGAGTATTGTTACTTTCATTACAGACCGTCTTGAATGTATAGACGCCGTTTTGAGCTTGCACTGTAGTAAGATATTGATTGATAGCAGTTTCAATATCCAACCGAGTATATTGATTGTTCAACTCAAAGAGCTTGTACTTCAGAAACTGTTTTGCCGCACGCTCAAAAGTGATAATCAACCGCCTGACATTGATCCTATCCAAAGCAGAAGGCTTAGATTGCTGTGTCTTCTGACCAAAAATGACGATACCGTCCCCTGGAGAGAAGATGATCGGGTTGATGTTGACGGGATTACCGTACAGCGCTTCGATCTCCCCCTGCTGATCATAACGAACGGTCACGTCCATAGGCGGTAGTGTCTCTGACCGCAATACCGCTCTATTGTAACCAGCAGGGGCATACCAAGGGTAAGTCACCCAGTCGGTACGGGCAAAGACCTGAGCAGCAAAACCGGATGGAGGAATTGGTAGATTTGGAATATCGTTATAACTATCGTAACACTTTATCCAAGGCGAGTACAAAGCCGTGAAGCTGGACTCAATATTCTGGTAGTTCAGTCTCCAATCAGACGCATAAGTAATAGGAGATATCTCAGTACGGTCGAAAGGTATGTCAAAGATAGCAAAGCAGTCACGACGTTTCTCAGCAAGAGCTTGGATGGACTCTTGCACCGACCAGTCATCGTCAGAGACGTAGCCGCCATTTATCAGAATATTGATATCAACAACCGCTTGATTGGCATATAGCTGCCAAGCCTGGATGATATCGCCAGACGTAATAGCAGTACCATCGTCCCCTTGAGTAAAGTACACAGGATAAGTGGTAAAGGCAGGCATTACTGTATTGGGGATATCTACGTTATCTAGGACTCTTATATAGTTTGAGAGACCGTTAATCCTGGTCTCCAAATACATATTATTTCCATAACCATCTTTCTGGTTAGGTATTCGAGAGACTTCCCAGACCTCTTTGGTAATGTGTACTCCACTCGACGTTTCTTGAATGACGAGTCTGAAAGCGGTAGGGTCCCAGGCAACAGGCTGAACTTGGACACTAATATTATTGCCCCATTTGCCAGGATTTTCTGCGTAGATCATAAAGCAAGTATGAGTAGTGTCCGAACCGTTGAATTTAGCAGAGATAGGAACACCTGTCCCCGGAGCTACAGCAAAGGTAACTTCAAGAGCACCAACCTCAGGCTCCAAGATACCAGTTGTGATCCCCTGGCCAGTAACATTCCCTAAGCTATCTACTACGACAGGAATAACTGTCGTGCCTATATGAATCTCCTGAAGGGTGACGATCGGTGTAGGAGACAATGTTGCAGCAAAAGTTGGATTACTATTGTCTCCAGTTCCAATCACCTGTGTCATATTGACTGGGAAGGCATCTGGTGCCTCACTGAGAACGCCTTCACCTAATGGTGTAGTAGGATTGTCAGAGACATAGGTAGCCGAAATGGCTTGATGGTTAGGAGGAGGCGTATTAAAGGTAACGTTAATCACACCAGAAACATAATTGATAGTGCCACTAGTAATACCAACACCGAAAATGTTACTATCGCCAGAAACTGACATATACCTAGCAGTGATGACGGTATTAGACACAGGAGGCGATGCAAGCTGGATAGTAAGACTACCCGTTTGCTTATTGAGGAACCCGGAGGTTATTCCAACACCCGTGACATTGCCAAGAGAGTCGACTGTAACATTGATCTGAGTATTACCATTCATAATAGCAAATAAAGTACTGATAGGCGCACCAGACAAGAAACTGGTAAACGAAGACGTAGATCCGTCACCTAGTCCAAGCTGCTGTTCCTTATAAACCTGAACGGGCACGTCTCCAGAGCCAAAGTTAAGGCTCGTAAGCGACACAAGAGGAACCATAGGCAATATACCAGCAAAAATTCTGCTAGTACCATTCGCTGTAGAAAACTGGTTAATAACAGTTTCAGTAAGTCCTGCCTGATTAACCAAAACACCTGCATATCGACCTTCGACACAAATCCTTGTGAAATATAACTGAGTCATTTCCTCTAGAGCACAAATACCACAGTACATCGCGTAACCATAATCCGTATTAGGCTTACCATTAATCGTAGTAATCCCACCAACATTGGTAAAAAGCGCCCTCTTGTTGACAGGACCTCGCTCTGCCTGTCCAACAATAGCTCCTACAGAAGTAGCTTGGTTTTGAACAATTGCTGATAAGTCAACATCTCGCGCATAAACTCCTGGAGCAATATAGACGGCCATGTTTGTCTCCTAGTCCACAGAGAATTTGAATAGTATTATCTATAGACCACTGTACTGTAATACTCGGGTAGCCCATTGGTGTTATCTGTTCGGAGGTTGGTCGACTAGTTTTCTCTGACTTAACCTGACACCTTTGGGAAGTTTATCAACAGGCGAAGGAATGGTTGTGTGTTTCTTTGGAGCAATCCAGTAGGTTTTCCCATCTCGACCTCGGATAGTCCTCTGCACTTCAGTTCTGTTGTAGAGAGTAGTAGTTGTCATCGCATCATCTCCTAAAAGCTTCACCTATTGACATAGAAGATTATTACAGTGAAACTTCCACATAGGTCCTCGCTTAGCCACGCCACACCCCGGACAAGTAGTAAACCGTTTGCTAATATGATTTAAACTTTCAATTGCAGCCTTCTGAGCTACTCCAGTCTGACACCCAGCTTTACCAAGCTGATTGATATGAGTCCCAGCTTCCAACTGAACCATAGCACTTTTGCGACCTGCACTAGCGAGATTTTCCGGGGTCATCGTCTTGAACGGAGTCGTCCTAAGCGCAGCCTCTCTACTATTGTCACTCTTTGGTTGCCATCTAAAATTCCATCTATTCATTTCTATATCATAAACATAGCCTTTCTTGTGATCATATCTACCTACAGTAGGAATTTTCATTCCAACAGGGATCGAACCTATTACTTCCAGCCACTTGTTGAATAATTCTAAACATCCAGTGAAATCACACGGTATCCCCAGCTTCTTAGCTCTCTTTAGCATACTACGGAAGTACTCATAGTAAGGATGAGTTTTATATCCATCATTCGTTATTTCTAAAGGTAGTTCGTCAAGTACTTGATAGCTTTCCATAGATACCATCCTTAGTTTATAGCTATTTTTGCGGTTCTAATGGAGTGTTACTGTCAATTATCATCTCATCAATCTTAATAGTAGGAGGAGTTGTGGGTTCGTTGTAAGTAAGATTAATCTTTTCAATACGTTTAGCCGGTTCAGATTCTCCAAGAATACACCTACACTCAAATGGGAGTAGAACCGAATATAGCGGACCCTTACCGTTTATTTTATCAGCTATATTAGGCACTCTGTCGTATTTAGGATTACCCAATTCAATCCTATAAGGAGCAATGATCTTCAAAATAGCTGAGGGGTAATCGTAGCCTTTCGACTTGTCTCTAATACCTTTTCTATACAACCCGTCAAATAGAGATTCCATGACTTCCATATTAGAATCATATATTCTAAGAGTATAAAGCAAGATAGCTGGGACAACGAGAACCTGTATATCAGGATCACCAGTAGGCTCACCAGGGTGACTACTTAACCAAGGGTCCCATGGACGCAGTGCATGTTCGTAGGTACGATGAACGACTTCACCTGTATATCTATTGAAGAAGGCAAACGGTAATATCAAGTTAGGCGCTACATCCGAACCTAACTTCAATTTATACTGATAAACCGCCATTGCTAGATCATCAGACGGAGAATAAATAAGCTGATTAGGATCAGTCCAATAATTTGGCGCAATGTAGTTCAGTAGTTCAAAAATTCGAGCCTGAAGCTGTTTGTTTATTTCGGATAAGGTAGAGAGGCTTTGTTCTGGGATAGCGTCAACAGGCGTATTCGTATCAGGTTGAGAACGAAGAGGATCATTTTCACCCATCATCTTAATGGGCACAGTACTTGACGGCCATCTTCTTATATAAGGATCAGACGACATACTTAAAGGCGTAGTACCTGAAAACCATGGTCCAGTAGGGCTATACTTCGAAGGCTTATACGATCTTATCGAAGGCTTAGTTATCTTAGGGATCATTATTCATGACCACCCTTGACTGAGCATTAATGGTAACAGACGCAGCTACACCAATCGGCTCACGTACAGGCGAGAGCTTGGCAACTCTGGCATAGACGTGTTCTATATGTTTAACTTCAGTA